ACTTCTTCGTGATTCGGGCATGTGATGTGTGTAACCGGGTCTGTCACGCTGTGATACTCGATGATGCGGCATGTGTCGGTATACAGCCGCTCGATGTCGTTTCTGGCAAATCGTAAATCCATAGTTACCACCTCAATTTTCGATGTGCGAGTAAATCTGACTGATGACCATGAATCAGCTTGTCGAGATACGCATTGAACGTTGCTTCCCGGTCGGTAGATGTGTTGTATTCCACCGTGGTATCACCCTCAGTCAGCCGCTTCACCACGCCCTCAATTTGGATGCTGGTGAGCTGCCCCATGGTCTTTTTCTGCATCAGGAACTCACCGCACACCATGTCTACCTGCACCGCTTCCAGACAAGCCGGAACTTCGATGATGTTGCAGAAATGCTTGATGTGTTGCTCCACTTTGCCGATGACAAATTGCAGAGCAAAATCATCAGGCTCTACACACACATACCCCAGCGAAGCCAGTCTCGTTTTGATTGTCTCAATCATGGAATCCTCCTATTAAAAAGGGGGTTGAGGTTTCCCCCAACCCCCCCCTTTCAGGTTTAGCCCTCGGAAATGATGCGGGCGAACGGAATACGCTGATGAGACCATTTCTCACCAGTAGTCTTATTCTGAATCACCTGCCAGTTCTTGCCAACTTCAAACTCTGCGTTGGTCGGAGAGTCCGTAGCAGGCTCGCCCTCGAAGCTCACACCGCGCGGGATGAGGTACGAACGGCGGCGGTTAATGAGGATGTCGATACCACCCTTTTCACGGGCAATACGTTCCTTTTCAATCGCGTTCTTAGCACCCAGCTCATCGTAATCAAATGCACCAGCACCAAGCAGGTAGGTGGTGTATTTGCCTGTTTCGGCATCGAACGGCACATCGTCATCAATCAAGACGCGGCGACCATTCCACGTTGCCATGCTCAGGTCACGTTCCATACCGTTCGGGTCAGTACCCTTCAGGTAAGTCAAGAGCTTCTGATTTTCAAGGTTCGTAGCAACGGCAGAGTGCATAATCACCGTAGTAAAAATGCGCTTGTGCATACCGCTGGCACGCTGCATAGCAATGTTCAGGGTATCTGCACCAACCTCCTTGTCTACTGAGTCAGCACCAGTAATGTCATAGGTGTGTTTCTCGACAAACTCTGCGCTGACAGAATCAGTCATGCCGAACATACCTTTAATGACAGATGTCACAGTCTTCATCAGCTGGTCATCCCAGTAGTCAGCAATCTGCTGACCCATCCAAGCCAGCGGGTCAACACCACCCGTGATGTCATACACGAATTGATTTTCACCCCATGCAGCAGCACGACCATAAGACGTGGCTCGGTATGACAGCGTACCGATGCTGTCATACGGAATGTCCGTCTTACCATCGTAGTTTACAGGGTCTTTATCGCTGATGCGCCCCATGATAGGGAAACGCCTAGCAAACGTACCAGTACCAGTTTTGAAAGCATTGGTAAGCGTTGTATTGCGCACAAGAGCCCCTGATTTAAGCAGGGCATTGGTACGCAAGTGCGGAAGAGAATACAGATACTTTCCGTAAATCTCATCGTCAAACTTGAAACCGTTGAATTCGACTTCAGCCATAATTTTTCACCTTTTTGTTAGAGTTTTTTAATGTGGAGTGTATGACTGCGCGAACGCAGCATAACTACCCGGTTGCGGCGTGTTAGCGGGAGCACCGCTTCCACTATTAGCTTGCGTGCCTTGAATGGTCGGCTTCTTTTCCTCGTTGAACAAATAAGCATCAGTTTCCTTGAGTTTGGTAATCTGGTCTTCAAGCCCAACGATGACATCACCGTCCAGTTTGGCGTTTTCCAGATTGAGTAGAGCTTTCACAGCCTTGGGGTTCTTGGCTCCCGATTTTGTCAGGGCAAGATTCGTCAAGTTATCCATTTGCAGCTGTTTGATTTTTTCTTCATAAGCCGCTGAGGTTTGCTTGTTAGTTGCTTGCAGCTCCGCAATCTGTTTCGTGAGTGCTTCCGAATCACCAGCAGTCTTTTTCAGACCGTCAAGCTGCTTGTCTCGTTCAGAGAGCTGCTGCTTGTACTCGGCAACCTGCGCTTCAAGTTCAGTTTGTTTATTCTTAAGTGAATTAACAGAATTACCGTGTTCAGTCATGATTTTCTCAATGACCTCATCTGAAAGACCTAGATTCTTTAGAACTTCTCGTTTCATATTGTTTTCTCCTTACGTTTGTTGACGAAGTTTCGGCTCCGTAGGTTGAGGTGATGACGCTCACCTCAAGCGTTAATTGTTTTTACTACGTTTTTGATTGCGCGTCAATCCTTTTCTTTAATGAATTAACGCGCTAAAGCGTTATATTTTAATTATAGCCCGACAAGGGTTTACTTGTCGAGCTTTTCCTGATTCTTCTTGGTGTTGACCACAGAGAAATAATCCAGTACGTTGATGACCTTTTCCAGAACAGAATCGTCCTTGGTGGTCGGGGTCAGCTTGACGATGATGGAAGCGCAAGAAACGATACCACCAATCCAAGCAAACACCGTATCAACATTATTGACAATGAATTCAAACATAATATATCCTCCTTTCTATCGTTAAGTGGTTTCTAATGCCGCGATACGACTCTCAAAATCTGAGAGTTTGGTAGAAATGTTAGTCAGGTTATTATTGAGCGTGTTCAGTTCCGCAACGGAAATGATAGTTGAAGGAACCACGTCACCATTAGCATCTGTGATGAGAATTGCATTCGCTACACCCAAGTTCTTAGGAGCAAACTGATTCTGATAGCCATTCCATTTCGTACGTTCTGCACTTGTGATATGGAAAAGCTCATTTCCATTCACATCTGTGGTTTCACCCTCTAAATGAGCGTCCAACATGTGTTCCGTCACCTCAAACTCCCACTTTGTAGTATTTGAGAAATCGTCAAACTTATTGGTTTCACCGTCAACATCTGGGTCCCACGTCCAGTCTATTGTGCCACCTTTCCATGTATAGGTTGCCCAAATTGGGTCGGGGATGTAGCCGCTACGAGCTGCACGGTAGTGACGAAGTTTAATCCCTGAAACCATCATCTGTTTAGAATAGGTGAAGTTCGAGTCGCCGTTGGTTACGTCTATGTTGTAGAAATACTTACGAAGCTGTCTGATCGCATAAAACTGGTTCCAGATTTCACTCCCCCCATTTCCTTGACCGGGGAACATCTTATTGATGTTCCACACAATGTCTGCATGTTCTGTTGTGAAATCCCATTTTGAGCGTTCTTCTGCTGTGACATGTGCCGATGAATCTACCAAATGAGAATCGAAAATGGGCGTTTTGGTGATAACAGTATCTACCGTGCGATTCCAATTTGCTTTCTCGTTTGTAGACACATGAATGTTGGAATTAACAAGGTGTTCAGACACACCATCCACATCTATTGAGTTTTCAACCGAATGCGTAAGTGCGGCGTTATCGTCACTCAATGTGATTTTTGCAGTAGGGGCATTGAAGTAAATATCATCACCCGCATCACAAGTGGTAATGATAGCACCGTTTGCATTGTACACCGCACAGTTCACAGTTGCCGTGACTTTATAAATATCGCCTTTTTTGACGTAATACGTTACCATTTGCGATTCTCCTTTCTATTGTGTGGAGCGGGGATTGCTCCCCGCTCCTGAATTAGTTTTACTTTTCAAGTTTCGCAACGCGAGCAGACAGAGCCTGCACGGCCACGATGAGCGGGAACACAAGGTCAGAAGTCTTAACCCCCAGCATTCCAGCCTCATCCTTGGTGACAAGACGCTTGGCAAGTTCGGGAGACAACTTCTCAATCTGCTGTGCAATCACGCCAACGCAAGGTGTTTCGTTGCCCTTGTAGTTGAACGTCTTGACATCAATCGCGTTGATGAAATCAATGCAGGCCTGAGAATCAACAGCTGCAATGTTCTCTTTCACGCGTTCATCGGAAGACACCGAAATAGTGACCTTCGAGAAAATAGCAGAACCAGCAATCATAGTCTGAACGTTATTCGATGAAAGCGTAATCATCGAACCGCTATTGTACAAGGTCTGCGTCCCCTTGAGACGCACCAGACCACCGCTGAAATTAGTTTCACCAGTAATCGTACCGCCCGCTGTGGGGAAGTAGTTGCTGTGAGTATGACCAGAATCAGCCTTACCATTCAGAGCAGCAGTCAACCCGGCGATGTCAGACGTGCTGTGGTCGTGGGTGCTGGGTGCATAGTCGTGAGTGTGCGTGCTGTCAGCCTTGCCAGCGAGCAGGTTATCGGTTTCAGTCTTAGTGTAGGTATCCACCGTAGCAGCATCACCAGCGTCACCCTTATCGCCCTTGATATTCACAGGGGCTGGGTTCGTCAGACCACCGTCATTCGTCCATGAGAGAGTACCATCGGCAGATACAGCAGGCGTGAACGTCACACCGTTGATACCGGGAGCACCCTCTGCACCGGGAGCACCGTCCTGACCATCTGCGCCCGGTGCGCCAGTCTCACCCTTGATGTTCACAGAGCCAACAGCGGGCATACCCACCTTGCTTGCAGTCCAAGTGAGTGTACCGTCAGCGGCCACAGAAGGGGTGTAGTAGCCGCCGTCCTCACCGTCTGCACCATCTGCCCCGGGAGTGCCAGAACCGCCGCCAGTGCCAGCGTTCTCAATGGCGGTTTCCATTTCTGCGAGCTTGTCGCTCAGACACACATCGCTGGTACCAACATTGATGTCATCCGTGCTGTGAGCGGCAATAACATGGAACGGAACTTCAGACATGAATGTCTGATTCTCACGGTCGTACCAGTAGCCGATGATTGCCTGAGCTTCATACTGTTCCTTGGTAATGGCAACATAAGAATCACCAGTTTGTTCAGTCTCGCTTTCAATGAGGTTGATGACGATACCATCCCCATCGAGTACAGCATAGAAAAGTTCAACAACTTCTTCCCATTGACTCGTAGAAGCATTCCAGCGCATGCCGACTACACTCTGTGAGGTGTACTGTTCCTCGGTAATAGCGATGTAACCAGCTACACCCGAAAGGTCAGACGGCATGGCATATACATTCGTGCAGATGTTTTCTGCGTTGATATAAGCGAAATAATACATAATGTTTTGATTTTTTTGTTGTTTATTCCGAACACCAACCGTAGGTGTTCAGGAAAATTGTCAAGTGAATGGGTAGAAGTTCGCACTAGCCCCAGTAAATGTGACGGTGGAACCAGCTGGTACTAAAGCGTAACCAGTTGCCTGAGAGCCACCACCGTCACCACAGCCGTGTTCAAAAACAAGAACACCGTCAACATAACCAAAGGCATTAGCACCGTTTGATAATGAGCATCGGAAAACTACGGCACCGTTAGATTGTGCAACATAGCCACTTGAAATTAAAATGCCGTTTTTATAGTTCGGCATGAACGTTATCGAGGTGAGTGCATCCCTAAGCTGATCATCTCTTACCAGTTCGCGCCATTCACCTGCGTCAGTAGAGCTTGTGAGTGCTCGCACAAATGTACGCACGGAATTATCACCGATGGTCACACAGTAGCATTCCTGCACAACTCGGCTTGTTGAGCTGGAATCCGTCACACGCAGTATGCAGTAGGTGTTATCAGAAATCGGAATGTTAGTCATCGTGCCAGCGCAGATGTACTCACCATCGTCCAGAAGCGTGTTCAGGTCAGCATTGGCAATGTACTTTGCTCGACTATGACCAAGAATGTTGCCATGTGCATCTTCAAATTGACCAGTTGGTGAGGTCACACCAGTTTGTTCATTTGCACCACCTACGAGCGTTGCCCCACTCACAGTACCACCGCTCGGGTTGACTGTGTTTGCACCAGCTCCATACAGAGCAAGGTCAAGTTTCAGAGTTATGTAGTTCCCGCTCGTGCCAGCTTTTTTCGCTGCCAGCAGGAGGATGGTGTCACCACCACTTGAAATGTCCGTTGCCAGCACACCACAGTTTGCAGCATTGATTGCATCCACCCAAGCGGCAGCATCAAGCACATAGGCGACATCCGCTGTATTATCAACGAACACATGAACACCGTTGATGTACAGACCTGAATCGGCAAGCGGGCGATTACCAAGGGTCACAGTACCCGTTGCACACGTTGCGCGAGTACCGGGAATCTCAAGCCATTGGTAGTACAGTCGCCCAACGAGTCGTTCTTCAATGGGGATTGACTGACCAACAGGCATGTACACAATTTCAGAACCGAATGCACCAGAGAGAGTCTGGAGCAGGTCAAGATTTTGTTTCAGCAGGGTCGGGTAGTTTGCGCTCACATAATCATCAGCATTTATCGACAGACGATTGATAATCATGCCCTTGTAGCTGTACCACACGGCTGTACCATCTCCTGCGCTTTCAGCGAATCGAATCTGATACTGAATCACACCGGGATTTCGCAGCGTGTATGCGCTGATGCTCCATGTCAAAGTCATCACTCGACCGCTCACCGTGTATGGTATTTGCGTAATGTCAATGATGCCGTTAAGCGAAGTGACCACATAAGCCTTGAACTTTCGTAAGTCGGTGGCACCCTGCATATAATCTTCAATCGTAAAGCGCAGCACGTTCACACCATTCTCAAATTGGTCTGTGTGAACCACGCCACGGCTCATTTGCTTGTCTGTGATTGTAATATCGACCATGATTTTCTCCTATTGTATATGGTTTATAAGGCTTGTCAATCAATAAATGCAATCAGGCTCACATGGTATTTCACCGATGTCACCATCCACCTGTACACTTGTCAACCAGTCAGAAAAGAACCCACCTGTCAGGGCATTGTAATAGCTCAACATTGTGCCGGGTTCAGGGTAGAATGTACCACCCATGGGCGGTGAGTTGGCTGCAATTTCATTCAGGTTTTCTCGCAATGCGGTATCTTCTTCACCATTGAATAACACGGTGATGCTGCCGTCTTTTTCTTCAATAGTGATTGTCAAGTCTTCCCCTTTCGCAGTAATCTTGCTCATGTGTACACCTCCTTATTTTATGAGTAGCAGACCATATATGAGTTCTGCCATTTCTGTATCTTTCATCAGGGTCAGCGGTTCAGTATAGCCGTACTCGAATCCCATTGACACAATTTCATAGGCGGTTTCCCCATAGTCCTTGCCGATGTACTTGTTGAAGAAATCATCGAAGCGGGATTTCTCGCTCAGGCTATAATTACCACCCAGCCATTGAAGCTCCTCACCCTTAGTGCGGCGATCATAGAATGTCTTTTCAATCTCCAGCAGGTCATCAACCGCTCGCTCAAAACGATGCCCAATTTCGTGAATGGCTGTGCGTACCTGCTGGCAATTCTCATTGCCGCTGATAGCCATGAGTGCTCGCCCGTGTGAATAGAATCCACGGTCTACTTTCTTCAAGCTCATCTTACCCATGGCAGCGGACGCATCCACCCACTCGGTAGGATAATGAGAATACGCCTCTACAACCGCTCCGCGCATATGAGAGCGAGAATTGTTCAGGTGGACTTTCACAAGGTCATCCACATTGGACGCACCCACCGAACGCACCTGTGCCACCGCGTTCTTGATTGTCTCGGCATTCTCAATCGGCATGCGCCTACGCAACTCATGGTATTGCTTATTGAGGTCAGCGTATCGGTCGAACAAGTCGGAACGCTTTGCGCGGTCGATTTCGTTCAGGTAATCGCGATAGGCCTGATGCTGTTTCTCACGCAGCTCTTCCACCGCGTCAGCACTAATGAATTGAGAGCTGTCAAGCTCGTCCATGAACTCTTTGCCAGCTCGCCTGTATGTATTCTCAATGGTCAGGCGCGTGTCGGCAATGTCATCCGTCAGGTGGGCTATGTCATCCGTCAACGTGGCAACAGAGTTGCGCTTATTCAGCAACTCATCATCCAGAGTTGCAATCTGCTTGCTCAGGTCATCAATGTCAACACCAGCCACAAATGACTTCATTTCCTGCATGCGTTTGAGCTGGCTTTCAGCGTCTACAAGACCAGACTTGGCTTCCACCAGATTGTCGAACAACTTTTCATAGTCAACACCCTTTCGCCATGCTCGCCATTCATCATATGCGGGTGTACCGCGTTCAGGGCGTGCGAAGTATTTATCATGCTGGGCGTTGAGTTCATCGACTTTCTGCTGCCATTGCTTGACCTCCTCTTCCATACCCTCAATCCCGGTATCAACATTGAGGTCTTTCCATGTGTCGTACTTTGTCTTGGTGCGCTGCAATTCTGTGCGGCGCGTTTCGATGACTTGAATATCATCTTTCGTGTTGCTCAACGTGCGGTTCTTACCGCGCAACTCCACTTTCTGCTTGGCAAGTGTTTGCTGATGCCCGGTCAAGTCTTGCTTGAGGCCAGTCACCTTTTCTTTCAGGGTGGCAGGTTTTGAGACTACTGCTTTATTGCCAGATGAACCCTTTATGTATTTGTCGTACCAGTCCTGATACGACATATCACCGGGAACCGTGATGCTGTTGCCCTCCGCATCACGGGCAGCACGTTCTTCGGCTTCCTCATCGTCAAAGTACGGCACCATGACTGAACGGCAGCGGCAATGCAGCGGTGGTGCATTCACACCGATTTCAATATCTGAACTCTTGATGATTTTCAAGTCCATTGAGCGGCACAAGTCAGATGTGCGCGTGTCGAGCGTGGCACAGAATTGCTGTTCTTCAACGTCCAGTTCGGCATAACAATCTTGCTGTGATTTGTTGCCGAAATACGCACTTTCAGTCATGACCAGATTGCCCGCCTTGCTGGCTGCCACATCGTACCGCTTTGAAATGTGCTTGATGAGCTTGTCGGGAGCTTCACCACGGATGATAGATTGAGTCAAGCCGCTGTGCAGGTCATTGACTAATGCCGGGCGGTGTTGTCCCCAGATGCGTTCAGAGAAGTTTCTCCCATCAGCTGCCCACGGTTTTCCGATGACCATTTCAATCCGGCGGGTGTCGAGCTTTGCAAATGAATGACCTACGCCAAGACCAGTCTGCAACATGTGCGCGGTGCGATAATAGCCATCGGTGTAGATGTCTGTGAGCAACTTGGTCATACCATCCGCTTCACTCGCAAACACCACTTCTGCATTGTGCTGCATCTGGATTTTCATGGCTTCCAGACGCGAAATGCGATATTTCAATGAAGCATTTTCAAGTTGCTTCATCCACGCTTCATTGAGCGCATTTTCTTTGCCGTACTTTATGTAATCCTCAACCGTCCAGCGAAACTCTTTCAGTTCGTTGGTGGTCAGCAGCCGCTTAGCTTCGGCCATTGAGATGCCATTATTGGCTGCCAGCTTATTGTACAGCACGGCAAGCTCCTGCTGTGTTTTCTTGGCAGCTTGGCGGTATTGCTCATTCAAATGGTGGTAATACTCTACGCCTTTGTTGTGTAGAGTATCTTCCACCTGCATGGTGCGTTTGCGCCAGTAGTCACTTGTTTGCATTGTTCAACCCACCCGATTGAGGTTCTTTCTGAGCAGGTGTACCACCCATACCGGGCAGGGCTCCAGCATACGCGTCCATAGCTTCCTGTTCTTCTTTCTTCACTTGCTCCAGTTCATCGTCCGGGTCATCCACCAGCGGGCATTGAGAAATGAGTGTCTTTTGTGACAGCCTCATACCACCGTTGAACAGCATTGTGTTGATTTCAACCTCATTCACTACACCATCACGGTTGAAGATGACATCCACCTCCGGGTCGCCATTCACATTCAGGAAGCGGTTGACGAACCAGAGCAGTTGCTCCATGGATGCCTGACACTCAGTTTCCGTGTTATTGGCATCAAGGTCAATGTCTGAATAGATGCTCTTGATGTTCATCTGGTTAGGTGAACCAGATTTGAGTTCTGACAGGTCGAAACCACGGCAGTTTTTAAGCATGGCCTTTTTGAACACAGCCAACACTTTTTCATAGTTCTCGGCCTTGAACTCAATTTGCAGCGTGCGGACATCACCACGCGAACCGTCAAAGCCCTCAACCTTAATGACAGCCGTTTCAGCGAGGTTCTTACGCAATTCGGCAAGGTCTGTTCCACCATAGTTCTCCAGCACAAGAATAGTGTTGCGCGGGTCTTCGTCCATCACATCCTTGCACGAGCTAACAATCTCATTGATAGCATCTTGCAGGTTCTTGCAGCGGGCAAGAAGCGGTTGAGAGTTTGAATTAAACTTGAACGGGATGAGCGGGACACGCTGCCAGTTCAGTTCCTCACTCTTCTTCCCGGTAGTCATCACCATGTGCGGGGCTTGCGGACGCGTGACATCCGGCACAAGTTTCTCATTCTCAAACGTGTAGTATTTGATGCCATCCACGCTGTACACTTCCACCTTTTCAATGACATCAAGCGGTGTCTTGGCATTCGGCTTTTCTTCAATGTACAAGCGGACAGCTTGCACGATGTCTTCCTCTTCTGTGTCAACCCAGAATGGCAAGATTTCATAGGCCGGGAACCCCTTGAACTTCATCTGACCGTTGTCAATGTATGGGTATACCCAGCAGCAACCTGTGTTGCACGCTTTCAGACCGACCTTTTTCTTAAAACGGTTGAAACGCTTAGTGCCAAGCACGGTTTTCAGCTGTTCAACATATTGCTTGTCTTGGCTGTTAAACGCGAGCGGCTGACCGAAAAGGTAATTCGTTTTCTGATCCGCGTAGAATGCAAGCTCATTATCAAGATTCCGGTTATTCGGCAGATACTTGACTTCGGTGAGCTTACCCTCACCATCAAGCATGGTACGCGTCTTTTTCAGAATGTCATGAAAGCCTTTGTAGTACAGCTCACCATCAATCTGCATTTTGCGTTCAGGTGAGTGCTTCCACATCCTGATTCGAGTTTCAAGCCACTCTAAATCAGACAGTTTCTCTTTATTGGATGCAATAATAATCATTTTCGTACCTACCCAGCGTAAAAAGTTTCTCCACATCGACATACTTCCTTCATGTTGAATGTCATTTTATTCTCTTTCAAAGCAAAGTCAACCCATTATTTTAAGAAACTCACCATAGACCCACGAGTGTACCATTCCATCGAATATCGCATGGCGTCCATCAGGTGGTTGAAGTCATCTATCGGTTCATTAAGCTTTTTCCCAAACTTGTCCTCAGCCCATGTGTAATTGCTGATTTCTGTGAGGAAATTGACGCAGCGCGGATGAATGATGATTTTGAAACTCTGGCAAGCGTCAATGCCATTGTTCACCGAACCCTTGCCCTTGCGTGAGGGCTTGACGCGCGGTAGACCCAAGTGACGCAAGGTGACAATGCTCTTAGTTTCAGCACAGTCAGCCACAATTTGTTCTTTAGAATAGCCCATCTTCGTGATGCGTTCGCAAATGTCCTCATTGAGCATTGCTTTTTCATACATCTCATCAAAAACATAGATTTCCTTGGCCACCGTGTCAACCAGCCCACAGAATAAGGCTGATGGGTCGTTCACATAGCCAAAGTCAAGACCGAATACAGACCGAACACCGGGACGCTTCGACACCTCATTGACATCAAAGACGCGTTCTTCCCAGTTTTCGTACACCAGACCGTCCACCACGCCCCAGTCACCCAGACCCGCCACACGGTAACGCTTAGGGCGGTTCAGCTTCATGTCCTCAAACATTTTGAGGTCAGCTTCATCCAGCCATTCGTTGCACATGTAGTTGGTGGTCTTAGCGAGAATGTCCGGGGACTTAATATCAAAAAAGCGTTTCTTAATCCAATGCTTGTCAGTCCATGGGTTGAATGTCAGCGTGATTTGTTTCCACAGTCCCGGTGGCACTTGACCACGAATGGACTCATCCAGCATGTCGAAATCTTCTTCCTTATTGATTTCATAGGCCTCTTCAATCCAGCACCAGCAGAGATGCCCTTTATCAACCGTGATGGAGGTAACCTTCAACGGGTCATCCAGCCCTCGGAAATAAATCTTCTGCCCGGTCGGCTCATAGGTCATCTCCAGCGGGTTGACATTGCACTTCCACAGATGCTCAACCCCGAGCCGCTGCATTGCCCATTTCAGCTCCTTATAGCAGGAATCCTTGAGCGTTCGTTCAGTCTTGCGGATGACAAGCAAGTTGGCATCCGGGTGCTGAATCATTTTCGTTATGTAGTACAGCCCAGTGGTTTTCGACTTCTTGCTTGCACGGCTACCCTTGCAAACACGGTATCGTCCTTTGAACCTCCAGAAGTCACCATACCCCTTGCCTATGAGGTCGGGAAGGTATTTGACATCCGCTTTAGTCTGCAATGTCATCATCGCCACTCAACACAACAGGGAGCTTGCCGTGAACGTCAATGTCCCATTTGTCCTTGTAATCGTGCGGTGACCAGTTCTTCACGAGGAAGATACCAGCGGCCACGTTCGGAGCATAATACTTATTGACAATCTGCTTTTTGCCCTTATTGTCAATGACTTGCTCCTTTTCATGAAAGCCTAAAGCACTCTTATACAGCGCATTGACCACATTGTGTACCGCCACCCTTCGACTGTTCAAAAACAGGGTATGCACCACCGGGTATTGATTCTTCCACTCAATGAGCGTCTTCTGTGCAATGCCTATGTTGGCTGCAATGTTCTTGTCATACAGACCTGCATCCAGCCATTCTTTGATTTGCGCAAGACCGTCGCCCTGAGTCCAATAGACCTTTTTTTCATCAGGCAACCTACCTCGACGCTTGATGGGTTTAGCTTTTTGGTTCTTACTTGTTGCCATTGTTTTTTTCCTTTCATATCAGATTTCAACTAAAAATCAAGCCTTTTTTGCCGCCAGATAGACAAATGGCGTATCACAGGCAGCGATGATGAGCTTGAGCGCGTATGTTGTCAGGAACAACTCGACCAACGTGCCAAAGTCAAACACACCCCAAAAGGCCACAAAGTTGAAGATGGTAGTGTCCACCAACTGACTGCACATCGTTGAGCCATTGTTCCGCACCCACAGCGGGAAGCGGCTCAGGGCATGAAACAGGTATGTGTCGAGCATGTTTGCAATGAGGTATGCTGCCATGCTGGCCGCACAGATGCGCGGGGTCAGGGTGAACAGCACCTCCATGGCCGGGCTTGCGAAGTCCGCTGCATTCGGTATGTACAGGAGATTGACCTGCGTAAATATGGTGAAAAGCACCATAGCTGAAAAGCCGAGATACACCGCTTTTCGGGCGTCCTTGATGCCATAGTTAGCACCCAGAATATCAGTCACTAAGAACGTTGTACCATAGATGACATTCCCCAGAGTGAGCGACATGCTGAAAATATCAACGCATTTGATGACCTCAATGTTGGCAAGCACCGTTGCAAACACCATCCAGCAATATAGGCCAGTTTTACCGAAAACCTTGTAAGCTACCAAAATACCAGAAAAGTTAAGAATCAACGTGATAAAGAAAAGAACCTCATTCATAGCGGTTCCACCTCTTGTAATAGTATTTCTGCATCTCCATACCCAGCTTGTAGTTCTCAATGAAAATCCGCTTCACATTGTTTCGAGCGAACTCACTCTTGACCTTGCGATTGCCAATGCGGGCATAGGCTCCACGCTGCACCCATGAGCTGGAGTCCACATAGTCGAATGGCACCTTGTCCAGAATCTCTTTCCGGGTCATCCCCAGACAATGCACCTTGCAGCCGTGTTTCTTGGCATACTTGAGAAACATGAGGTATTGCTCATCCTTGATGTCCTCATTCCTGAACCCGGTGATAGCAACAATCTTCCCGGCGTACTGTTGGCACATTTTCTTGTATTCGTCTATGCCCCGGTTCTTGTGCCACACCGGGATGATTTTGTCGCTCGCTGCTTCCAGTATGCTGCGGAGATACAAGACCCGCTCATAGCCAATGGCATTGTCCACGTCCATCTCGAAGTAGCCAAGGATTTTCGGACAATCGTTCTCTTTGATCCAAGCGGCATATTTTTTCGTGTACTCCACCCAGTCAACTTTCTTCCCCTTCTGGAATGAATGCGCACCAGAGTCAATGAGCATCAATTCAGACTGTTGCAAGACTCGCTCAAAGACAGGTTGCTTGAGGTAGTAGAAGCTCATCAGGTTCCACTTGAGCTGCCCGAGATTGTTGCAGATGTTGAGCCCGTGTGACTCCAAGGCTGACAGGAAGATTTTCATTCTTTCACCTTCACGAACAGTTTTGCATCAGCGATGTGCTGACACTCCGGGCATTGAAGCTTGTCTTTCTTTGGCTCATCGTAGGTGGATTCATCCAGCTCCGGCACACCAGCCCAGTCAATTTCATCCACGCTCATGAAGCCAAAATCCTGCATGTCCATGTCCGCTAGAGCTTCCAGTTCCTCATGCAGTGCCGTGAAGTCCCACTCGCTGAACTCAGCAACTTTGTTGTCTGCCAGCCTGAACGCCTGTATCTGCGCGGGCGACAAGTCATCCGCTACTATGCAGGGAACAGAGTCCAAACCCAGCTGCAAGGCGGCTTTGAAGCGCGTATGCCCGGCCACGATGACGTTGTTCGAGTCAATGACCAGCGGAACCTTGAAGCCGAACTTGCTGATGGACTCAGCGACTTTCGGCACGGCTGCATCATTCAGGCGCGGATTTTTATCATATGGTGTTAATTCTGAGATGTTTATCTGCTGAATCTGCAATTTTGAAGCAACTCCCTTTTTTATCTTTTACAATCATTACAATTAACATGTTAGCACAAAAAAGGCGACTTGCGAAGATACCAGATGAAGAAAGTATCTGGAAAGTGGTCAGGGGCATCTTTAATCATCTTTAATGAAGTTTAATCATCTTTAAAAGTGTAAACAGCTGACTAGCAAGGGGTTCCGGAAAACCATTAAAGATTTAAAGATGCTATATATATTTTTTATATATTTACATAGTACGAGAGACTGAGAGATGTATATACTCTCGTACATAAAAAAAAGCTGGAAAATAGAGAAGAGTCATCTTTAAATCTTTAATGACGCGAGCGTAAACGATTG